AAGACCTACAGAAGTTCCTAGGTTTACTAGATACGGCAACAGAATGGCAGAGCGTGGTGGCTTTGATGTGTTACCGCAAGAGCAATTGTCTGGGATGACTCAACAGCAAATAGATCAATACGAAGCAGAAAGAAGAAAAGCTAGAGGCGCTGGTATATCTGAAACATTAATGAGAATGGGACAGGCTTTTGCAGGTAAAGATGCAGATGCTGGTATTTTACGAAGACAGCAAGCGAGGCAATCGCAAAAGCAACAGGCTGAGCAAGACAGATTAATGCAACAATTAGCGCAAGATCCAAGATATGCTGACATGGTTAAGCTATATCGTGCTGGTTTAGATCCTAAAATGTTTACGCCTAAAACAACTAAAGGACCATCATCTTATGAAGAATATATAAGAACAGACTCAACTCCGACTCCAGAAGAGTATGCTACATTTTTATTAGAAAAAGAAAAATCAGGTGCAACACAAATAGATTTTGGTGAAAAAGGATTTGGATCGCTTGGACCTAAAAAATATGAAGAAAGACTAGACTTAGCATCATCAGCACAAGCATCAAATGTAAATTTAGATAACTTAGAAAATATTATTAATCAAGGATTAGAAACTGGTTTTGGTGCAGAATTAGGTTTAACTCTTAACAGAATAGGGCAAGCAATAGTCGGCCCTACCTATGAAGCTGGAAAAATTGCTGGAGCAGAATCTTTTGCGGCTGGTGCTAATCAAGTAATTCTCCCCTTAGTAAAAGATTTGGGTGTAAACCCAACAGACAAAGATTTAGATTTCGTTGTAAAAGGCTCGCCAGAATTATCAAAATCTGTTGAAGGAAATAAGTTAATGCTGAAAGCCTTAAAGCTAGCAAATGCTAGAAAGATAGACGCGCATAATTTTGACAATGTTTTTTATACAGATCCAAAAAACAAAGGAAAAACAGAGGTAGATAGAAATGTAGCATTTCAAATCCACATGGCTAATAATCCCCAAATATATAGTTCACAACCATTGGTTGAAGAATATAACAATTTGCTTGAAAAAGAGGCTTTACAAAAATTACAATCTGGTGAAATAATTTCTGTTGATCAGGATGAGTTACCAGAGGGATTCTAATGAAACCTGGAGACATAATACAAACCAAGAAAGGGCCAGCTTTATATTTAGGCGGAGACACCAAAGATAAGAATAATTATAAGTTTGCTGTAACCTCTGGTCTTGGTGCAGCAGCTGGGCAGGGTTTAACTTTTAGATTCTTAGATGAAATTGTTGGTACTGCTAGGGGTATATTGCCTGGTGGTATTACACCACAACAAGGTAGAGAATTAGAAAGAAAATCATTTGAAAAAGTACAAAAAGAACAACCAGTAGCAGCATTAGCCGCAGAAGTTGGCGGAGCTGCTTTGCCTGCTTTCTTATCTTTTGGAGCTACAACTCCTATTTCTGCAACAGGTATAGGCGCTGCTTCGGCAAGAGCTGGTTTGGCTGGACTCGCGTATGGAGCTGGTGGTGCAGAAGGAGTGACGGAAAGAGTTGGTCCAGCATTGTCTACTGGATTAGTGTCTGCCGCAGGTGGTGGTGTCGCGCAATTAGTTGCAAGACCTGTAGCTAAAGTGGCAAAAGAAGTAAAGGCATCTTTCCAAAAACCTGAAAAAATGGGCAAACAAGCAGCACAAAAATTAGTCAAAGATGCCCTAGATTACGATAAAACAGATATAAATTCAGCAATACAATATATAACTGATAGAAGCGCAAAAAAGTACGCTTTAGCAGATATTGGACCAAATTCTAGAGCTTATTTAGACGCGGTTAATGTTTTACCTGGTAAAGCAAAAAAGGAAGCCCAAGATTTTTTAAAAGAAAGAAATAAGGGCATGTTGCCTAGAATTAAATCAGATTTACAAGAAGCATTTGGATCTAAAGCATCCTATTTTGATACATACAAAGCATTAGAATCTGCAAGGTCAGAAGGTGGTAAAGTGTTGTACAAAAAAGCTATGGATAAAAAAATACCCATTGATAACGAATTTGTAGAGTTATTAAAAAAACCAAGCGCAAGAAATGCTTTTAAAAAATCATATGAATTAGCAGGAGAAGCGGGTGTAAAACTTCCAAGAATTAATTTACAAAATGGCAAAATGTTTACAGAACAAGGATATGTTGTCAAAGCAATAGACACAAAACTCTTACACTGGATGAAACTAAGCCTTGATGATGCAATTTACAATGGAAGATCTCCATTGAGTGGAGTTGGTTCTACTCAATTAAATTTACAAAAAGCAACCAAAAATGATTTTTTAGATTATATGGATAAACACAACAAGACATATAAAAGAGCTAGGGATGAGTGGTCTGAAAAAACGGCTATTATGGACAAATTAGAGCTTGGTAAAAAATTTGATGCACCTAGTCAGAATGTTGATGAAATTGCTGAAGAAATAACAAAAATGTCAAAATCAGAATTAGAGGCATTTAGAAATGGTGTTCTTAACAACATAACTGAAAAAATGGAAAAATCTGTAGCTATAGGTGGAAGAGGTGCAAACATGGCCTTTAATGTAATTAAAACACCTAGAAGTAGAAATCTTTTAAGGATGACTTTTGAACCTGGCAAGTCTGGAGATGCTAAATTTAATAAATTTATAGATAATTTGACAGATGAAATCGATATTAAAGATACATCAAATTTAATTGTAGGCAACAGCGCAACAGCAGGCAGGCAAGAAGCTGTGTCTGCCGTGAAAAGTATAGTAGATCCAAGTGATTTTCAAAATTTAAGCCCTGTAGGAATGGTTTATAGCATGTTAAAAGCAGATAACCCACAATTGCAAGAAAGAGCAGCCTCAGCTGCCGCACAGGAATTAAGTAGAATTTTAACAACAACAAATCCTGCCTCACTAAAAATGATTGCAAAAGAATTATCTGATAAAAAAACATTTAAAGGTATTTTAGCAAGTTATATACCAAAAAGTTTTGAAAACATTGTAAAAACACCAGTTAGTCCGCAAGTTATTGCATCACAAGCAAATGTTGTTGGAGGTGGTGATCTTGGATTAAAAACACCTAGCATGGAAGAACTGCTTGAAAGAATGAATAAATTAGAACAACCAACGCCACAATAACCACATGTCGCGCCAATCAGAAAGAGTTGGCCGATCTGGAGAATATTTAGTAGCCTCGGTGCTTTCTGCTTTTTCGGACACCGTTACCGTGATGCCACACGGATCTAAAGCCGACATCATCTTTGAGGTTGGACACACTCTTTATAAGTGCCAGGTCAAAACACAAAAACAAATAGAGAAAGCTAGAAAGAACTGGCGGTTTGATTTGCGTTGTGGTTCTCATTCTAGAAATAGGTTTTATAAGAAAGGTGATATAGATGTGTATGCTTTGGTAGCATTAAATTGTCAGAAGGTTTTATTTGCTTTCCCTTGTGGTAAAGGACAGATAACCGTTGAAGACAAAGATATCCAAGCAACAGATTCGTTGCAAAATACAGAAGATCTATTTAAAGAGCTTCAATGTCAACAGACACCATAGGATCTTCGTAATGCTCAACAGAGTTCATACCTAAAGATATTAGATACTCAGCAACCTTATGTGGTTCTTTCTGCTCGCTCTTACAAAAATCCTTAAACTTTTTAGCAAGATGTTTGTTTACATATATTGGTTTTCTTCCGTTTCTTTCTTTAAGAATTGGATCGTCAAACTCATATAAGTTCATAGTTACCTCATTAATCAAGAGAAACTTCTACAGAATATTTACCAATGTCATTACCCTTTGCGTCTACACCATGTACCATTTGTAACTCAAGATCTATAAAGTGTTTGGCTTTTAATAAGTCAGTCACTCTATCACTCTTCTCGCCTTTACTTCTGGTTATGTACTTCAGACAACTACCAAGGTTATATGACAAATTATTAGCGTATATATAGTCTATCGGCTGTATTCTAGATTGCTTGTAGTGTGTTCCAGCTACTTGGTTATTGGTTGCAAGCTTGTCTATTGCTTGATCCCATTCCTTCTCATCGCCTATATCTGTATGTGCATATATAGTTTTATTCATAAAATTTCTCCACTTTTTTATTAATATATCACTTGTAAATTAGTAATATTGGTTTATTATAAACAAAAATATTAATAAAAGGGAAATTTATGGAAATATTAGAAAAGAATTTTGACATATCAAACACCATAGAGGTTGACGAACTAGCAGATAGATGGGGAGTCAGCAAGAAAACAATTGACAATAGAAGGTATAGAGGCCAAGGCCCAAGCTATTTCAAAATTGGTGGCAAGATTAAATACGATCTTGATGATGTGAAAAGAATGGAACAAGACTCTTATATTTCTGTAAATGGCACACGCTAAGTTAAGTCCGTCATCTGCAAAGATATGGATGGCATGTCCAGGTATGCCACAATTACTTGCAAGCGCAAACGTAGAATACAA